GCGTGCTGCCGAGCAAATGGCTCCAGCCCAGATCCAGCCTGCCGCACCGATGGCGGCTTGAAGGTTCCCGTAATGCGCCCGCCCTCCCAACAGGAGGGATTGGCCGAACTTTGCAAGTGGGCTAACGGGCAGAGCGCAACCAATAAAGCCGTCGAGATCGGCGCTTACAGCGGGGAAGGCACCGAGGTGCTGGCCAAGTATTTCAAGGAAGTGCTGGCGGTCGATCCCTGGCTAAACGGATACGACATCAACGACGTGGCCAGCCAGCAATGCCCCATGAAGTTTGTTTTTGAGGCTTTCCAGAACCGTACCAAGCCCCTTGGTAATGTCAGCTTCCTTCGCTCGAAAAGCCTTGACGCCTTGTCATCGGTGGGCGATGAATCCTTGGATCTGATCTATGTTGACGGCGATCACAGGTATGAAGCGGTTGTGGCGGACATCAAGGGATGGAAGCCGAAACTGCGTAAAGGCGGGGTCATGGCTGGCCATGATTGGTCCTTCCCGTCTGTACAGAAGGGGCTATCCGAGACGCTTGGACAGGCCGATTACAAGCTTTTCCAGGGTGACTCCTGGGCGGTAGTTCTATGAGAAAACTTAAAGCCATCCTGGCTTTCATACGCAATCAGGAATGGATCGAGGAACCCAAATGGACGGACGAGGACGAGAAGGCATGGACAGCCTTCCTTGGAACGCCTACCGGAAAACGGTTAAGCCTAATCCTTCTAAACCTTACCCTGCGCCATAACGCCTCTGCGGTGATGAAAAGTCCAGATCGACTTGCGGAAGCCTGTGGATGGGCTAAAGGTTATAGAGGTTGTGTAGCGACCTTAGAATCGCTGGCAACCTCAAGACTAAACTCGGCCATCGAAGACCACGTCGATGAGTCCGATGAATAAGTGGTAAATTATCCTCAAGGTGGGGTGACTCGCCACCAAAGAGTGTAGAAAGGGTCGCAATGGCGGATTCGAACAGCCCGACGGAAACTGACTTGTTAGCACTGGCGCAAGCCTTCGACGAGGGGCGGGAACTTCCCGAACCCAAGAAAGAAGAGGAGGCCAAGGTTGAGCAGGTAGGAGCCGAAAAGGCCAGCGGAGATACCGAGCAGAAACCCGCGACTGCCGAAGCTGCCGAAACCAAACAGGCCGCATCGAGTGATGCGCCCGCAGCCGAGGAGAAATCCGAGGAGGCGAAAAGTTCTCTAACAACGCAACCGACCGAAACCAAGTCTGAGTCGGCTTCCGAAAAGAAGCCAACCCGGTACGAAAAGGCCAAGTCGCGTCTTGAGAAAGAGTGGGAAGATGTCAGGGCGGAGAAAGCAAGACTCAAAGCCGAGCGGGAAGCCATCGAGCAGGCACGGGCCAGCCGGGAGGCTTCACAGCCTGGTTCTGAAGCGCCGAAAGCGGGAAGTAGACGCTTTAGCGCGGAAGATTACCGGGATGCGGCAAAGAGCTATCGTGAAGAAGGCCGCGATGATCTTGCAAAACTCGCTGAAGAAAAAGCCACTCAGGTCGAGACGGAAGACAAGCAGGAGTTTGAAAAGAAAACCCAGGAGGAACTGAAGTCCGCCTGGGATCGGAATCTCCTCAAGGAAGTCGAGGAAAACCCCGACCTCAAGGATTCCAACTCCAAACTCTACAAGGCCGTCTCCGAGATGCTTCAGAACCACGCGATCCTGCGGAACTACCCCAATGGAATCAACGACGCGGTGGGCATCGCCAAGGTCAAGATCAAGGCGGAGGCCGCCTCAGACTTGGAAAAGAAGGTTGCAGAGTATGAGCGAGAAATCGCCCAGCTCAGAAAAGCGACGACCCCGGCATCCGGGCAGCCGTCCGCGCCTGCAAAACAAAAGGCGTTCCACGAACTCTCCTCACAGGAGCAGGAACGGGAACTCCTCCGCATGGCGGCGGAAGCTGACCGAGGCTGACCTAGTCGCAACAAAGGATAATTAAACATCATGGTTACCACTGGCTCCGTTACGGCCCAGTTTCAGACCTACTTCTCCAAGCAGCTTCTGGAGCGTGCGCTCCCGCTGTTGCAGATGGAGCAGTTTGCGCTGAAGGTTCCGTACCCCACCAAAACTGGCGGAAACAAAACGATTCGTTTCTTCCGCTTTGACGACCCCAGCATCAGCGCTATCGCCAACCTGTCCGAAGGCACCACGCCTTCCAGCGGCGACGAGCGTGATCTCACCCTCAGCTCCGTGGAAGCCACGCTTGTTCAGTACGGCTCAAAGATCGTTCTGACCGACGTGTTGCTCGCCACCGAGCTGTTCAACCACCTCGCCCAGGCCACCAAACAGCTTGGCGAAGACGCCGCCCTGCACGCCGACACCCTGTGTCACCGTGCGCTGGTTCAGGATTCCTCGACCAGCACCGGCACCAACGTGGCCACGAAGTCCTACGCCCGCTATGCCCAAAATGGCACCAACGGCACGACCTTCGCGACCTCCTCAACCCCGAACAGCAGCATCACCGCGACCGACCTTCTGGACGGCGCGACCAGCCTGTTCATCTCCCGCGCCCCGAAGATCAAAGACGGCTACGCCCTTGTGGCTCACCCGGCTGTGGTCCGCGACCTGCAGCAGGACGATGATTGGCTGAAAGTCAGCTCCTACTCCGCCCCGGATCAAATCTTCAAGGGCGAAGTGGGCAAGCTCTTTGGCGTGTCGGTCATCAGCTCCACCAACGTGCAGACGTTTGCCACTGCCGCCGACGGCGTTGCCAATGCGGCGACTGCCAGCGCGGCCGTCTACGGCAACGTGTTGCTCGGTGGTCAGGCGTTTGGTGTTCCGCACCTCACCGCCGTTGCGGCTTCCGGCTCGCCCTTCGCTCCGAAGGTGACGATCCTGGACGCAGCCGACAAGAGCGACCCCTACGGTCAGCGCGTTGTCTGCTCGTTCAAGACGTTCTATGCGGCCAAGCAGCTCGACACCCGGTTCTTCCGCGTGTTGTTCAGCAAGTCCAACTACTCGTAATTGAAGAAATGGGCGCAATGCTAATCATCGGCGTTGGCCCTCGGAAGGCGGGGGAGGATAAAACCTCCCCCGCTACTTCCAAAAAGGAGAAGCCCGCTATGAAAGAAGGTATGGTGAAACTACCCATTTCCATGTTTGAATTGCCGGAAGGCGAGGAGAACGCGGCTCCTGAAGCGGGTGACTCCGTGGAACTTGAAGGCGTGGTGGAAAAGGTCGAGAACGGCGTCGCTTTTGTTCGTGTGAACGAAGCCATGAGCGAGGAATCCGGCGAGACTGAATCCGAATCAATGCCTGAAATGTCCGAGGAAGACCGCATGATGGAGATGGCCCGCAAGTCCGACGAGGAGGAGAATTACAGCTAATGCCTGTTTACCAGTACACCGACACCAGAAATGGCTCAGTCGTTGAACTGGAGCGGCCTGTGGCTGAAAGGGACAAAGTCCCATCCCACCTCAAAAGATTTGCGGTTCCGCAAAAATTGACCTTGTTCGGGGTTGGAGAACCCCGCGAAAATCCCGAAGGGGTCAACATGACAAACTTAATGAAGGGGTATTATTCCCAGGAACAAAAGCTTGGGAGTAGGTTCAAAAGCCAGTACAAGCCCGACCAAATCAAGCGGGCGGCGCTGGCGCAGAAAGGTTAAATACTATGGCTAACGAGTTCCAGCGCAGTCCCATCAAGGCGAAGGGCAAGGCTCTTCGGATCAACTCCGAAGGCTTTGACAGCGCCATTGAGTTCACGGCATCAAGCAGCGGCGGCACGATTGACACCGTGGCGACCTCCGATGCCTCGCTCAACGTGACCCTTAACGGCACCGCGTATCGCATCCCCCTGTTTGCCTAATGCGTCTTCTTTCCAGATTGACGCTGGGTGATGCTGGCACGACCATCTCCACCTCGGCTGCGACCCACACCGGATCGTTTGACGGCGTCTCCGCCCTTTCGGCGGGTACGATTGGTCTGACGATCAGCGGGGTGACGCACACCGGGCTGGCCTTGGCCGCAGGCTCCACCGTGGTTGGGGACATCTCCGAGGTGATCCTTTCCAGCGGCGGGCCGATTGCCATATACGTCCGCAAGGACTGATTCGTGTTTCGGGCGTTGGCGCTCTGCCTTCTGCTTGCAGGATGCAAGCCGGAGCAGGGCGTTGACGACTACCCGGAGACGATTTACCCTGATACACCGACCATGAAAAGCGCCGTTGACGCAATGGAGACAAAATAATGGGCCGCCAGTGGAATCAAATTATTGAGAGCCTGGGACCGCTGACCGGCGGAACCATGTCGATTAACGCCAATCTCACCGAGATCGAGGCGTTGCTTACCACGCTTCAGGCGGATGTGGCGGATGGGATTACAGTTTCATCCGGCACGGTGGCGGTATCAAGCCTCCCAGAAGTTATCTTGGGGAGTACACCTGTTTATGATTCCGGTGACGACTCAATCAATATAAACATAAAAAACATCGGAACGGGTGCCGCTGGTGTTGATTCTTCTCTCCCCATTTCCGGCACGGTCACCGCCCTTCCGCAAACAGGCAACGTAACTGAAGCCTCCACCAAAACCATCACCACGGGCGGAACCGACCAGCAAGTTTTCGCCGCCAACGCCAGCAGGAAGTTCCTGCTCGTAC